CATGCTGTGTAACCTTCACTTACAAATAGTTTACCCTCTAAATAATAATTTTTGCCACCACTAGGTTCTGTTAATAATACGTCATAAAACAAAAGATCTGGGGTGAAATTTGCTGTATCAGTATCAGCTAAATTAATATCGACTATGCCACCTGATCTATTAGTGTATGTAACTGCCCAATCTGCATATTTTGTGGTTCGTGATTCATCGTAAACCTGTGCAGCCACAGTATATCCACTCAAATCTATAGCCGATCCAGTAGAATCTTTGAATGTCAACTTTAGAGGAAAATCGGCTCTACGTTGGACAGTAAAATTCTTTTTACCTGGAATAATTGCCATTAGCTATATGGAGATGTGCCTAGTATATCAGTTTTCCATTGTGCCTTAAGTGCGTCAGCATCATTAGCAGCAGCAATACCAGAATCAGCAGGAGCATCTCTTAATGCTTGTTTTTTAACAACAATATCTGTAGTAGAAGCACCTGTTTCTAGTGCTTTTTGAAATTCAACATCAAGTTCTGCAAGTTTTGGTTCTCTTGCTGCTCTGATGTTTGTTTTGTGAATCTCTCTGGCTTTCGCCATGTCAACACCAAATCCCATGTTTTACTCCGTGTAAGTCCAAGCGTTTCTGAAACTCCTATCTGAAGGAATTGCAGATTTATTAACAGTATAAACTGTTTTTCCCGTTGGACAGTCTTTAGCTTTTATTTGATCTAAGGTTAGACTTGTATTATCAGAAGGAACCACAATACAAAGATTTCCGTCATCATCTGTGTAAATAAATCGTGTATCAGAGTTTGCCATAAAGTTTTTCTTTTAGTATATCNTAACTGTTACATATCGCCAAAACCGATTATGTAAGCTCTNTTTTGATCTGTCATTCCACCATCTGCTGTAAATTGACACCTTACATTAGTTGTTGTTTGGTTTGTGGACATACCGCCATCAGGCCTGACTCTAGCACCACATCTACCATTAGAAAATACAGTATTAGTCATAAACACAGCATAAACATTGTTATCAAAAGCAGCCCCAAAGTTAACCCTNTAATCNCCTGTACCNACATCTGTNANTGAATCTACGTTGAAATCATCTTCAATACTTACAGTTCCAGTTCCTTGAAAACTAACCCAAAATCTAGCTCTGCCTCCATATATTTGAGTTGGGGTAGAACTGTCACTTCCACCTGTATTTTGAATTGTGTTGACTTTAAGTGTTGACATTAACTATCTCCGTGAACTACTACACCAACAACTTCATGGTCGGCTGTAACTGTATCTCTGTAACCAGTTACGACTCTAATACTGCCAGTACTCCAGACATATCCCGAAAGAACCCTATATCTTGCAGTTGTGCCCATTAAGTAAGTACAAGTTCCAGTTGCACAATAATTAACATTAGCCAAACTATTATCAAAACTAACGGTGTAATCTCCTGTTCCATTATCAGTAAGTGAACTGACATTAAAAGAATCTCTGATACTTACTGTACCGCTACCTTTAAAATTGATCCACATTTTTGCAAGCTGACCCTTTTCAACACCAGAACTATTTTGAAATACTGGTGGTAAAGAACTCTGGCTTTTAATTGTTCCTACTTGGAGTGTGCTCATGGTTTAGGATTTGCGTCTTTAACTGCTTTTATGTGGGTAGCCCACGTTCCAGTTGTATCAAGTTTACCAGCTACAATATCGTGATACAACATATCAAGTTGATCTCCTATATCAGCATAATAGGTTCCAACTTTTTCGTCTGCTGTACCGCCTACTCTATCAGTTTTATATTTTGTTTTATCTAGCTCTGTTCTTGCTGCATCAATATTTGATTGAACTACTGAAATTTTGTTTCCTGCTGCGTCATAACAACCAACTTCTTCTCCATCGTGAATAATTCTTTTTACAGTTGGGTATGCTATAAAAATTGCTTCTGAATCTTCCCAAGCCATTATGCACTTACCTCCATTAAAGTCATAAAGGAACAACCAGAAGTTGATCCATTTCTAAAGTTAACTGAAATATTAGATGTTGTTCTTATTTGTATTTTATAGGTTGTCGTTGATGTTGTAGAAATACCTGTATCTAAATATAAAGCGTTTGGATATGAGACCATTCTGTTAGCATTTGTTGTTCCATCAACTAAACCTTGTTCAGCAGTACCATTTCCAGTGTTACCAATGTCCAGCATAGTTGAACCTCTAACAAGTCCTAGTACATAACGTGCAATAGAAGAACAAGTCATACGCACACCAAAATGAACAAGTATATGATTAGAAGCCGATACTGGTGTTATATCGCAACTTATTCCTATATCGGTAAAGTTGCTAAGACCACTATATGTTTGATGTGATTTAAAAAGAGCTTGTCTTACTTGTACTATCCCACCTTGAGATCCAGAAGCTAATCCTCCCCTTGGTATTATGCTGTCAACTTTTAATTGGCTCATAGTTTAAACGACTGTCCAGGTTTCACCAGATCCAACGGTGACTGTTACTCCTGATTGTATAGTAATTGGACCAAAGCTGCCAGCATTTTTACCATTTGTGATCGTGTAGTTACTTGTAATAGTCTGATCGTTTTCCCAAAATATTCCCTGACTAGCACCACCAGCTACACCCCAGCTTAGTGTTCCCGATCCATCGGACACTAGAGCGTACCCTGCAACTGGTGTATCTGTAGCTGGTAGAGTCAAAGTAAAACTACTAGATATAGTGCCTGGTGCAGAAAAACCTATATAGTGTGAGCTATCTGAATCAGCAAATCTAAGATTATTTTGTAGCTGTAAAGTAATACCATCTGCATCAAAAAACATCTGTTCAGTACCAGCAGTACTGAGACCTATCTTATTTGCAGATTTTCTAAATAAACCTGTATCTGGATCTGTGTCGAAACTTAGTGCAGGAGTGGAAGCACTATTGGAGTCGTCAATTTTTAAAACTCCTGTCATTGTGCCACCTGATCTAGGCAGCAGACCTAAGTTAGCACTATCTATATTTCCTATTTCAGTAAAAGCATTGTTACTAGAATTTCTTATTTTTAAAATATTTGAAGTGGTATTTAAAAAAGGCATACCAGCTACACACTGGCTTGTAGCTAAGTCGCTAGATTTAGAATTACTTGACTGGATCGCAGCAAAAACATTATTGAGGTCAATTCTTACGTTGGCTCCAGAAGCATTTTCGATTGTGTAATTTGTAACGTCAGCCACAGTTAAATACTATTTTCCTCCATGTTACCCTCCTTTGCCGAAACCAACAGCACTGTAGGTAAAGTTCCTATCAATACTAGCATTACTTGAGTTCTTGAAGTGAACTGTAAAGCCAGTTCCAGATATACTGCTAAGTTCAAAATAATCTCCTGTTGCCATGTTTTGTGGAGAAATATTAACAGATGGTAAGAAGTTATTTAGATTACCTAGTCCAGACGTTCCAACAAAAAATGGTGCGGTAAATGTAACTGCTTTGGCTCCTGCTCCTGATGCAATAACAGCAGATTGTTCTGTTCTTGATGGCATAGTTGCTGAATATCCTGCCTGTTGAAGATTCATATTCTGTGCAACGTCATTTGTATTGAGAGTAATTCTGAATTGAAATCCTCTGCCTTTAAATGTTCCGTTAGCAAAGTCATTGAAATCTGAATAAGAACTCATATCTGTAGAAGTTCGTACAGCTATTTTTGCGTTTGCATCATTAGCAGTTGCTCCATCAAAATCTGTCCATGTATCTATCAACTCAGTTCTGTTGTCAAATAAGTCACTTGTATAAAAACCTTCTCCACTAAAATGTCTTTTTAAGACAAGTGAGAATGTGCCTCCAAGATCAAGAGTATCTACAAAGTCATACGTTCCAGTGGCATTTGCACTTGGATCGGTAAGGACTAGGCCACCTTTGGAACCGTCATACTGTACGTTAGATTTGGTTCCGTTGAAAGGTGTTCCATCTGTATCTTCTCTATCAGTTTTTACAGTTATAGAGTCAAGAATATCAACAAGAGATAGAGATACTTTTGTTTCTATTGGACTGAACCTACCTCCATCATCTTGGAATTTTAAGAGATATGTGCCAGGTAGAGCAGGAGCTATAACATCAGTTGAGTTACCAGCTACAGCTTCAATAACGTCTTGTGAGCCTTGAAAATTTGCAGAAGCTAGTGCAAGATTTGAATGTCTGACATAAACTCGACCACCGTGTAAAACATCTATTGCAAGTGCTTGATTGAAACTAAGTCTGACAAACTGCTCATTTATTGGTTCTATTGTTAAATTAGTGACGTTCTCTGGTAACGCTGTTTTACCTTGTGCTACAAAAGTTGTACTTGTAAATTGAGCAGATAATTCTAGACTTGCATTATAAGAAAATACTTGGATTTCATACTTACCTTTAACTGTGTCTAAAATTTCAAAATCACTACTAAATACGACTTGAGAAACATAGTTACCATTTTCTATTTTGTAATTAACAAGATATTGAGTAACTCCTTGTACTGGCTGCCAATCAATAATTAATTTACTTCTTGCAATGCTGTTTATTACAACTGTTTTTTCTGTAACTGTTAGAGCACTTGGAGGAGATGCTGGTGCGTTCAGTAGAGATATTGTTCTTGTAGGAAGTGCAACATTATTCTCGATAAAATTATACTTTCCTTCGACATACGATAAAGCTGTAATTACATAATTAATATCATCTTGTTCTTCAACTTGAATAACTCTGAATAACTGAGTTTGTAGTGTAGTACTGGATATGAGATAGGGAGAGTTTGGCAAGGGTGCTGATGAAAAGGCAGAAGCAGTCGTTCCATCTGGTTTTGTAACACTGTTAACACTAATATTTGGACTTGCCATATTAGAAATAACACCTACTTCAACTGTTCCATCGCCTAAGATAACGCTGATAGTTGGGTTATCGTTTGGATCTGGTAAGGTTGTTTGTGCAGCAGCATCAATAATTATTTCGGTGGTTGTTGCAGATATAACTCGACCACCTCTTCTAGCTCCTGCTCGTACTGGATCGTTTATTTCAATAACAGAACCAGGTCTGACAACAACTCCTGCATCTATTGAAGTAGTAAAAGTGCAGGTTTCACTTTCATTTTGTTCAGCGAAAAGCACTGCACGGCCCAGTCTTGCAGCTTGGTTACGAGAAGTACAGGCAAATGCTTTTATTTGTTTTACTATCGTTCCAAATTTAGATATTGCTGTTGCATCCTCTACTACTTCAAAATCTACTTCTCTAGAGTCCATATTGAAGTAGCTGACAGAAATAACAGAATGACGTTGTTTTAAACTGCTACCCTGATAAGTAAATCCTTTTTCTCCTACATTGGCTAAATTAAAAAGATAACTAGCTGTAGTCGGTTTATCCTGAGAAATAGTTATAGATCCAGCAGACCATATTGGCATACATCTCATAACACCCGCTAGGTCATTTATNGCTGCAAATGCTTCTTTAGGACTTTGAATATTTACGTTACAACTAAATCTTGCTTCACTTGTATTTGATCCCGTACCATCATCTACTAACTCATTTGCATATTTACTGGCAGCTACGAAACTAAATAAATCTAAACTACTGTCTGTTACATGATTTCCCAGCCCGTACCTTGTGTTTGTGAGAAGGTCGAGTAGCACCATACTTGGGCAGTTACAATAAGTTGCTGGACCCATAACTCCGTTAAAAACGTAGCCAGTTGGATACCTTATTCTTCCAGTTTGAATATCAACGTCTGGAGTTCCAGTTCCAGATGCTCCTGCTCCTGGGATTCTTACTTTTACACCTCTAATGCGGTACTTTCTTGTAGGAATACGATTAAATTGTTTACTATCTAGACGGAGAGCAACATAAGCACTGTTGGGGTAAGAAGAATTGTTATCTATAACTTCTTGAAGGCTGGTAAATTCAAACGCATTTATTCTTTGTTCACTTGTGCTGTCTGCTGTTACACGAATTGCTCGTACATCTACAGTTGTATAACCGCTTGTTAACTCTATTCTGTGATCTCTAGCGTAGGCATCAGCAGTTCTACCACTAACTGAAGCAACTACTTTGTCTACAAAACCACCAGAATCATGCTGTACCTGTATTTTGTACTCAACAGTGTCTCCTCTAACATCTCCATCATCTTCTAAAACTTGTATTTGAGGCCAAGTTAGAGTAACTATAACTGCATCTACATCGGTGTTTGTTATTTGTCTGGTAACAGGAGCAGACGTAGTTACAGTAACCCCAACACCAGTAGGTGATCTGCTTTCAGCAGGAATACCACTCATTGNNGTNTGGTTTGACGTTCCAAACTTAGATTTAAAAGTTACGTCTTGGAAGTTGAAATCGGTGTCAGCAGGACTTGTATTGGAAGCGTTTGCATTAAGTATTGGGGTATCGTCAAGGAAAACATCTTTTAAACTTGCGTTGTCATAAGCTGTTGATCCTTTTGTAAGTTCTGCTTTAGATGCACTAGCAAATCCTTCTATCTCTCCTTCAGAAATTAAATCTTGGACAGTAGCAAAACTTCTACTATGTAGAGTGTCAGGAGCACGATAAGGAGGTGGGGGTGGTTTTGGTGGACCTCCTGCTCCTCTAATAATCTTAGTTTCTTCTGTCATGCTTGTACCTGGTTTACGTCAATGGCTGCGGAGACAACCACCGAGCCAGTTATGATTTCTCCATATACTATTGGTACAGGTGTACCAGCCCTTGATGTATTTTGCACTCCACTAAAGTTAAAAGATAATTGTGGATCTTCTTCTGAATTAAAATTTTGTGGTTCTGGTAGAGGAAATAACATATCGCTTACTCCAGATAGTACTAAAGCTCCTCCTATTGCTATTGTTGCTTTTGTAAGTAAACCTGCTGAGGCAAAGCCTGGTGCAAAGGGTACAACAGCAGGATTAAAGAAACTTGCAAAAGTTATTCCACCACTTGCCATTCCTATTCCAATCAATGCAGCACCTAATACAATTTTACCGAAGTTGCCTCCAGCACCACTGATTACAGGTATAAAGTGAATATCCTCTTTACCGATTGGATAGCCTATTTCATCTTTATCAATCGCATAATTACCAACTTTTACCTGATAATATTTTGGACTCATATAAGACTCAATACCTGGAAAATTGTGTATTAGAAAACTTATAGCTTTTCCCACTGTATCTACCTGTACCTCGAACTCTTCATGTCCGACAAACTTAGCTAGTTCTCCATACAGTTTTACTTTACGAAGCATAGCGATACCTCTTTCCCGTACATTTTAACAGCCATTCAGAGTAAGGCTCTCTACAAGATAGTCTATCGGTTAAATGATGGATAACATCTCCTTCAAAAAATAATGCTACATGATTTAAAGTTGGACACAAAATACTCATAAGTAATACATCCCCATCTTGTAATTTCTCTTCTGGTCTAAGTTCTCTAAAATTTGTTCTCCAAGCACAGGCTTCAAACAAAGGTTTTTTATTAAATTCTTCTAATGTTGTAGGTCTATCCCAATCTTTAAGTTCAATATTCTTTTCTTCTTTGTACCAATCTCTTACTAAACTCCAGCAGTCTGTTATACCCCACACCCATTGACGACCCAATAATGGTGGTTTATATCCGCATGGTTCTAAATAAGCCCATTGTTCTGTCTTTGGATTTACAATGTACCAAGGCAGCTTACTATCTTCACAGCCAATTTTGTCTGCCTGACTCGGAGCAGGAGGTGTTATTGGGTGGCTGTGGATTACACCTACTATCTCTCCTGCATTGTCCGCTTTTACATAATCTTCTGGGTCGATAATAAAACACTGATGTTCTGTCATTGAAAGATTACGGCAAGGGTAATATCTTTCCTTACCTTTTATATTTAAAAGTAGACCACAAGATTCTTTGGGATCTTCTCGTTGTGCATGAAGTAGTGCTTTATATTTCCAAGTCATTGAACAAACGTACCAATAGAGGGGAAGTCTTTTCTAGTGCATTGACGCTTTGGTATTCTAACTCCTGCTAAATCTGTAGGAGCAGCAAGTTCAAACTCTACAACTTCTCTAGTTTCTAGGGATTTACGATCTATTGAATATTTTTCTTGAGGAAACTCTGCATTTGGATCGGGAGTTCCAAAAGGGTTTGTATTTCCTGGAAAATTTACAGCATCAATAAATTTAGCTAGTGTTCTTATCCGTGTAACTGTAGCTCCCGTTAAATCATTACCTGTTGTTATCTCATTTACAGACAAAAGTATTGATGAAATTAATCCTTTAGCATTACTGATAATTATTCTGGGTCTTGGTAATTGTCCTTTTTGAAAAGCAAAACCTGATGCTTCTATTGGGTATCTAAGATAGTCATTACCATCCCATACTATTTTGCCGTTAGCGTTTAGGTTACTTCCAGCATGAAATCTGTAAATAGTATTCGCACCATGTAGTGCAGTAGATAGCTGAAGAGTAAATAGTTCAATAATCGCTGATGGATTTATGGATTGTAAATCGCTAAATACTTTTGAATTTACTGACATTATGCTGGTTCAAATACTTGTCTAAAAGTTGCTTGAATAGTGGCTCTATTTTTAAATGGTATTGATTTATTCCATGATTCACATACAAACTTGAACTTAGTGGAATCTTCACCAGGTAAGTAGTCAACAGGTAAATCAAAGCTATCACTGTCATTTGCACGGGCATCAAGGAAGGCTTCTATAACGTCTGCTTCTGCTTCTGATACGTCATAAGTAAAGTTAAAAATCTTTGGATTCTGATGTTGTGCGAGGCCAAATAATAATCTGTGTTCGTAGCCATCAGCAAATCGAACAGTGCGAGTTTTTGGTGCGGATTTCTTTTGTTGGCCGTAAGTAGGTTTTATTGAGGGAAACGTAGCCATTATGCAAGTAATCCTCCTGGTCTTTTCTGCTGTATTAATTCAGATTGTACCGCAGCCGAAATAAGACGACCAAGTTCTCTACCTTCTTCTTCATTTCCTTCAACTGAAGAACCAGAAGCATCTACATTTACGACTATATTAGTTGTTCCACCAAGATCACTATTTGGAGTTATTCTGCCTCCCGTNTTTGGTGTAAACATTTCTGGGCCACGTTCTCCAACCATATAACTCTTACCAGTGCTAACAGGACCACCATTAGCTCTGAAGAATCTAGAACCTGGGAATATAGAACCAAGAAGAGAATTTACACCAAAGCTAATTAGTTGTCTGGATATTTCACCAAATACACTACGAGCCACATCTCCTAAAGTCTTTGTTCCTTGGATCGCACCATCAATAGCACTTACTATTCCGTTTTCTATAGCTGATCCAATACCTTCATATAGTGATTTAAGTTTCATTTCTTGCTTTGTTAGTTGATCGTTTATTCTTGTTCTTGCAGCATCAATGTTCGCTATTGCTTTTTTGACTAACAGTATTTCTTCCTCAACACTCTTAGCAGCTCTAAGCTCTTCACCTAACTGATTTTGTATTCTTACTTTTTCTAGTTCAAACTGTAATCTTCTGGCTGTTTCTTCATCTCCGAAGTTTATAGCTCTAGTTATGTTTGACTGTATCTGTGACTCTTGTGTTATCAAATTAATTCTTCTTTGTAGCTTTTCATTTCTTGATTGTTCTTTTTCGTCAATTCCAGCTAATTGAGTGTCAATCTTAAATAAGTCTATTGCTAATTTTTCATCAAATTTAGCTTCTATATCTGCTCTAAGACCTTTATTTCTTACTCCTTTTAACTCGTCTCGCCTTGCAGCATTGTTTTGAACATCTATAATTCTTTTTTGTAAAAGTAAATTCTTTCTCTGCCCTGCAAATGTTTGAGCTTCTTGTCCAAATACTTTCTGTTGCTCAATACTTAATGTTGTACGAAGAACATCTGCTGCTAAATCAACCTCTCTTCTCAACTTTGCTACCCTACCTATTGATTCCTGTATTCGTTTATTAAATCTCTCAAAGAAATTATCAACAACAGGTAAGTCTGGTATCAAACCTCTTAGAGTGGATATTCCTCTATTAAAGGTTTTAAATATCTCAGCAACTAGGAAGGATATAGTTCCTATTCCTGTTAGTAGCGGTCCACCAACAATGGATAAGGTTGTGCCAGCACTGTTAACAAGTTCGCTGAATCCTGCATTTAGAAGCTGTACCTGTCTGTTCACGTCTCTGGTTACGTCAGCAGACGCACCTGTTCTCTTCTCTACTTCCCTAGCTAATATTGCTCTTGCCTCATCCTGTCTGCCTAGTTCTTTTAATAAATCAACTTGTGCTCTTAGTTCTCCGCTAATTATGATGCTTTGTTCTTCTAGTTTCTCAAAACTTATCTGATCTATTGCATCGCCTAGAGCATTTGCTCTTCTTACAAGTTGCTCAAGTTGAGTACCTATCGCACTACCAAATATCTGTGCACCGAACTCTTCCCCTGGCTTTGCTCCAAGACTACCGAGAACACTACC